CTAAATGATGATGGTCTAATTGAAGATGCAGTTGGATACCACAAGTCTTTGTCTGTTGCGATGAATCCTGAAAAGTTTGCTAAGTTCTTTTATGAACAAGGCAAAGCAGAAGCTACTGATGATGTGATACGTAAGACAAAAAACATAAATATGTCTGAACGTAAAACACCTGAAATAACTTCTAAAGGAGGGATGCAAATTAGGTCTCTGAGCAACGATTCAGGAAGAGGCTTAAAAATTAGAAGTAAAAAATAAGTTTAAAAATTAAAAAAGTAAAAAAATGGCGTTAAATACACCGGGTTTTAACTTACAGCCAAGTGCTGAGCAAGTAGCCCTTTCAACAAATTATATTACCAATTTCGATTTCTTAGATCAGTATCTTCCTGATACTTATGAAAAAGAATTTGAGCGTTATGGTAATCGAACAGTAGCTTCATTCCTTCGAATGGTAGGTGCTGAAATGCCTTCTAACTCTGACCTTATCAAATGGGCTGAGCAAGGAAGACTACACACTAAATATGTAAACTGTACAACTACAGTATTATCTAATTCAGCTACAGCTACATTTACTATCAATGATACATTGATCCCCGGATCAGGTGGAATTGCAGTTAGAGTAAACCAAACTATTAGCCTTTCTCCTGTTACTGTTGCAGGTGGAGCTGCTACTAGCAACAAAGCTGTTGTTACTGCTGTAGATACTGTAGCAGGTACTATTGATGTTGCTTTCTATGAAGCAAATGGTATCAGTAATGGTAACGTAGCTAACGTTTACGAAATGTTCATCTACGGTTCTGAGTTCAAAAAAGGAACTCCCGGAATGCAAGGTTCTTTAGAAGCTGATGATAGCATTTTTGAAAACAAACCAATCATCCTTAAAGATACATATGAAGTATCAGGTTCTGATATGGCTCAAATCGGATGGGTAGAAGTTACTACTGAGAATGGTGCTACAGGTTACTTATGGTATATGAAATCAGAGCACGAAACTCGTTTGCGTTTTGATGATTATTTAGAAACTGCAATGATTGAAGCAGTTCCTGCTGCTCAAGGTTCAGGTGCTGATGCCGTGTTAGGTAATGGTGCTGCAACAGGTGCAACAGGTGCAGGTTCTGAAGGTATTTTCTACGCTGTAGAAGATAGAGGTAACGTATGGTCAGGTGGATACCCAACTACATTAGCTGAGTGGGATCAAATTATCACTAGACTAGACAAGCAAGGTTCTATTGAAGAGAATGTTATTTTCTTAAATAGAGATTTTGGATTTGCTATGGATGATATGTTAGCAGCTCAAAATTCTTACGGTGCAGGTGGTACGTCTTACGGACTATTTGATAACGATAAGGATATGGCTCTTAACTTAGGGTTCACAGGATTCCGTAGAGGTTATGATTTCTACAAGACTGATTGGAAATATCTAAACGATCCTACTATGCGTGGTGGTCTTACAGGTACTTCTAAAGTAAACGGATTGTTAGTTCCTGCCGGATCTACTACTGTTTATGATCAAATTCTTGGAAAGAATGCTAAGCGACCTTTCTTGCACGTTAGATACCGTGCTTCAGAAACTGAAGATAGACGTTACAAGACTTGGATTACAGGTTCAGCAGGTGGAGCTATGACTAGCGATGTTGATGCTATGACAGTAAACTTCTTGTCTGAGAGAGCTGTATGTACTTTAGGTGCAAACAACTTTGTTATCTTTAAAGGATAGTAATTAATATTATAAGGGGGTGTAAAAGCCCCCTTTTTTTAAAATTGTAAATTAAATCAAATGAAAAATAAACAAATACCTGTAGACAAGACCTACAGATTAACATCAAAAAAAGCACCGTTGGCATTTTTCTTGCCGACAAAAAATTCAACAAGTTTCAATCTTCTTTATTTCGATGAAGAAAAAAATGAAAACAGAGCTTTAAGATATGCAAGAAATCAAAAATCACCTTTCGAGGATGAGCAAGATGGAAATTCTATATTAGAGCCAATTGTTTTCGAAGATGGATTTCTTTTTGTTCCTAAAAACAATCCTTCTTTGCAGAAGTTTTTACATTTACATCCTATGAATGGTACTGATTTTGTAGAAGTAGATGATGAGAAAGATGCAGCAACAGATGTCGAAAGATTAAGCGTAGAAGTTGATGCTTTAGTAGAAGCTAAGAATCTATCTATAGAGCAGATGGAAAACATTTCAAGAGTTGCTTTTGGAATTGACCCTAGTAAATTATCTAGTTCTGAAATAAAAAGAGATATTCTTTTGTTTGCTAAAAATAATCCATCCGAGTTTTTGGATGTTGTAAATGACCCTTCATTAAAATTGCAAGCTGAAGTTCAAAACTTTTTTGACAAAGGGCTTTTATCATTTAGAAAAAACAAAAAGGAAGTATGGTATAATACATCATCTAACAAAACAAGAATGTTAGTTGTACCTTATGAAGAAGATCCAATGTATGTTGTTTCGTCTTACTTACGAAGCGATGAAGGAATTGACTCACTAAAAATGCTTGAGAATCTTTTAGAAGGATAATCAGTATTTGAATAAATTGAAAATACCTGTATTGTAAAATATGGGTATTTTTTTTTGATTATCTTTGTACCAATATGAAATTTTTAAAAATATATAGTAACAAAGAAGTTGCTAGTGGAACAAGTTCTACTAACAACACAACATTAACTGATGCAAGTGCTACGTTCACTTCTACGGTTAATGTAGGCGATGTTGTATACTCTACAGGAGGTGCTTCATCAGGTACAATAGTTAGTATAAATAGCGATACGGTATTGACTCTTTCTAGAAACTTAGGAACAATTGGTGCTTACAAGATTTATAGTGCCACTAAGTTCGCGAATCCAAGAATGGTTATTCTTGATAAAATGATAGGATTGAATACAGCTTACACTAACAGAGCAGATATTGTTTTTGCCCCTGATTCATTTGGAGATAATATTAGCTTAACCCTAACAAATGGAGCTGTAGATTCAGGACTTGAGATGAGCTTAAATGAATATATTTTGGATGCATTAAAGTCAACATTAAAGCCTAACAATTTTGTTGAGGTAAAGCTGCCTGTAGTTTCAACATCAAATGGAGCACTTGCAGTAGTTTCAGTAACACCCGTAAATTAATAAAAAAATAAGATTATGAGTTTTTTAAAAATATATAAAAGTAAATTAGCTGCTTCAGGGAATGCAGTAGGTTTTGGAGGAGTAAATACATTAAATGATGGTACTGCTAGTTTTACAACTACGGTTAGTGTAGGTGATGTAGTATCTGCACAAGGTCAAACTGCGACAGTAGTTACCGTAGTTAGCGATACAGACTTAATATTAAGTAATGACTTAATAAATAATGTGGGTGGTTCGTCTGCTTACGAGATATTTTCAGAAGGTCAAGGGGATACATATTCTTTATTAAACGCAGCTAAATATTTGTTTGTATATCAAGCAAGTACAGGTGGAGGAGAGATTAGATTTATATATTCTGATGATGTTAATTCAGGATACCTTAATATAAATACTAACCTTACTTCAGATTCTGCTGCTGAATCGTATATACAATCTATTAACGATGCAATTGGCAGTCTTTCAAATGGTGTGGTTATAGGACCAACAAATGTTGTTGCTGTTGAAGCACCTTCAGGGGCAATCATTACAGGTTTTAGTTATATCTAATAACTAAGTAAATTATACTATATATTATAAGAGTTCGATTTTCATCGGACTCTTTTTTTTTGTTATCTTTGTATAAAAGTTTACAATGATAAACTCAGTAAGAAATACAGTATTTTCGGTTCTTAACAAGAACAACTATGGGTATATATCTCCACAGGATTTTAATCTATTTGCTAAGCAAGCACAGTTAGAAATATTTGAAAGTTATTTTACGGATTACAATACATCAATAAATAAAGAGAACGCAAGGGTGTCAGGTACAGAGTACGCTGATATGACTAAAGGGATAGAAGAATCTATAGATACATTCTCTGTAATTAAAAACTTCGACCAAAAAGCATTTAATAGATATTTTACACCATCTCAGACAACAACAGGGGATGATTATTATTTATTAAATAAAGTATTGACTTATACTACGTTTGTAAAAGGTGGGTTTAACCAAGTTAGTCCACAGCCATTTACGATGGAAGATAGTGGTTTTGCAGGAGTTGTTGCAGTTGGAGACATAGCAGTAAATTTAGTTACATTAGATCAATCAATAATTGTAAGTGTTTCAGATACTGTATTAGGATTGGAAGACAATATATTCCCTCCTGTAGATGCTGATGGAGACGGATACTCAATTTTTAAACCTGAAAGTTACGAAGCAGAAAAAGTAACTAACAGTAAAATTA